CGCAACTGATAAGGCTGTTTACTCAGCACTTGCTTCAGGTGCAACTGCTGATTCAACAACACTAACAACCTATCCAACAGCATCAGAATTGCTTGGTTTTGTATCACGCGGCGCTGCTTCTGTTTACACAAATACACAAGGCTTTGCCAAAAACATTTTGATGAACACATCACAGTGGGCAAACTTGATGACATTGAATGATTCGGGTCGTCCAATTTACGCGGCGTCACAACCTCAGAACGCTGGCGGCGTTGTAGGCCCAACTTCAATTCGCGGCAATGTCATGGGACTTGATCTCTATGTATCTGCCAATGTAGCAACTTCAGAAAACACAGACAAAGATGATTCAATCCTAATCATCAATCCAACAGCGTACACATGGTATGAGTCACCTCAATACCAGCTCCGCGCTGATGTAATCGCATCAGGAGAAATTCTTGTTGCAATGTATGGCTATGGCGCTATTGCAACCAAAATCGGTGCAGGTGCTTTTGGCGTAAACAAGACCTGATAGAAACCCATTAAGTCACTGGCTGGGTAGTGCCCTTCTACCCAGCCAGTTTTTAGGAAGGATCACATGAGCGTAACAACTGTTGCAACTCTAAGAACTGCCCTTGGCGTGGGCACACTTTACACAGATGCAGTTTTACAGTCAGTCTGCGATGCAGCAGATGACGTCATGTTGCCTTTCCTATTTACTAACGAGACTTACAATGTTGCACATAGCAACACGACCACAGAGGGAACTCTTTACTTTAACCAGCGAGTAAATGACATATTTTATGTTGGCGAAAGCGTGGTCATAACAAAAAATGGCACATTTTTTAATGGCACAAAGACCATTACAGCAGTAGATGTACAATCGATCACTTTTGCAGTAACAGGCACTCCAACCGCGCAAGGTTATCATCCAGTAGTTCCGCTAGGGGTAGTTTCCGGCACAACTCAAACAGATTACACAACCATCGATGCCGTTAAACAAGCATCTTTACAAATCTGTGAGGCTATCTGGCAAGCGCGTCAAGCCCCTAGCGGTCAAGGTATGACAGTTGATGGATTTCAGCCTAGCCCTTTCACAATGTCTAACACTCTTTTGGCTCGCGTTCGTGGTCTTCTAGCTCCTTACTTATCGCCTTATGCGCAGATCGGTTAAATATGCCATCAGCGATTACAACACTCCGCGCAGGTATAGCAGCAGCTCTTACAGATAATACCCTCTACTCAGTCTTCGCATTTCCTCCGGCTACGCCTATTGCTAACAGCGTTATAGTTAGCCCTGCTGATCCTTACATTACGCCTTCTAATAATTCATACAACACAATTGCTCCTATGGCTAATTTTCAGATTTCAATCCTAGTTCCCTTGCTAGATAACCAAGGCAATCTCAACGGAATTGAAGATAACATCGTGCGCGTGTTTAACTTGCTCGCTGCATCTTCATACACCTATAACGTCACAGATGTATCGGCTCCGGCCGTACTAACTATCGCTACAGGTGATCTACTTACATGCAATATCAACATATCAATCCTAACGAGCTGGAGCTAACATGTCCGAATGGGAAAAAGAAAGAGACGCCTTCCTGATCAAGATCGGGCAGGTAACAGCAACAGCACCAAAGCCAGTAACTACTAAGAAAGACGAGGAATAATCCAATGGCTGTATTCTTAAATAATGGCGTAAAGTTGACAGTCAATGCAGTCGACTTGTCTGACCATGTAACAGCAGTAACAATCAATCGTACATTCGATGAGCTAGAAGTAACAGCGATGGGTGACTCAGGCCATAAGTTCGTCAAAGGTCTAGAGGCATCATCTATTACAATCGATTTCCTAAACGACACAGCATCTGCACAAGTATTACAGACCTTGCAGGCTGTATGGGGTACATCGACTACAGTCACAGTGAAGCAGACATCTGCTGCTACATCTGCGACCAACCCTCTATATACCATGGCTTGTTTAATAAACGGCACAACAGATATTAACGGTTCTGTCGCTGATCTATCAATGCAGAGCGTGACATTTAATGTTAACGGTACAATCGCAATTACAACCTCATAATCTAACTAAACAAAGGGGCACAGCATGGCAAAGTTAATAGTCACGATGGCAGACAACACCGTCACCGAGATCGAGATCACTCCTCGATTGGAGTACGCGTTCGAGCTATATGCTAAAAAGGGATTTCACAAAGCGTTCCGCGATGATGAAAAGCAGTCAGATGTCTATTGGCTTGCATGGGAAGGCCTTAGGTTAAGTGGAACCACAGTCAAGCCATTCGGCGCAGACTTCCTTGAAACTCTCAAGAGTGTTGAGGTTGCAGAGTCTGACCCTTTGGCCTAGGCAGGGATAGCATCCACTATTTCATAGCTCGATTGAGCATTGAGACGGCTATCCCTCCACAATACTTAATAGATTTAGATGCATCAATGCTACAGATGTTACTGAAAGCATTGAAAGACAGAGCGAAGGAGCAACAGGATGCCTACAGAGCTAAAAGGCACTAGCCAGCTCCGCAAAGCTCTCAAGCAATTCTCGCCTGATCTTGACAAAGAAGTACGCGATGAGATGGTCGGATTTCTTAAGCCCTTGGTAAAAAAGGCTAGAGGCTTCCTTCCATCTAACGCAGACGCTCCATCTGGATTTGTAAAGCATGAAGTTAAGACTGCTAAGTTTCCAATGTACGACGCAGGCGAGGCTAGACGAGGTGTAGGTTATAAGTTGACACCTACTAAGCCTAATCGTCAAGGATGGGTGCAGACTGTCTCGATTCATAATAAGACAGCAGCTGGTGCAATCGTAGAAACTGCCGGACGTAAGTCTGGAATGTCTGGCAACTTTAGTCCACGATTCTCAGGCACATTTGCAGGGCGCGCCAAGATGACAGGCCGCGCAATGTTTAAGGCTTATGATCAAGATCAAGGCAAGGCTAAGGCTGGCGTGATTAAGGCGCTTGAGACAGCAGCCGCTAAGTTTAATGCGAAAGGTATCTAATGGCTGAGTTACGCATACCGATTATCGGTGAGTTTAAGGGTAAAAAAGCCTTTGATCAAGCTGGCAAATCTACTAGCAAATTAGAGAAAGGCGTTAAGAAGTTAGGCGGAGTCTTAGCCGCCACCTTTGGAGCGCAGCAGCTTCTTAAATTTGCCAAGAACGCTGCAAAGGCATTCATCGATGATGAGAAAGCGGCTTCTCAACTTGCCGTAGCCGTGAAGAATTTAGGCCTAGCATTTGAGACTCCACGCATCGAGCAGTTTATTTCGCAGTTATCTCGCGCTTCCGGCGTTACAGATGATCAACTGCGCCCATCGATGCAGAAACTATTGCAGACCACTGGGTCGGTTGCTAAATCCACAGAGTTATTGACTCAAGCCCTAGACATCTCACGCGGCAGCGGAGTCGATTTTGAGACTGTAGTTTCAGATTTAAGCGCAGCATATGTGGGACAGACTCGTGGGCTTCGCAAGTATTCTCTAGGATTGTCTCAAGCAGAACTGAAAACAATGAGTTTTGCAGATGTCCAAGAAAAATTGGCCAAGCAATTTACTGGCGCTAATGCTGCCTATCTCGAAACTTATGCAGGCAAGTTAAGCATTCTCTCAACTGCCGCTGGAGAAGCTTCTGAGATAATTGGCAAGGGTCTAATGGATTCACTGAGTATCTTGGCTGGAGAAGGCAACACAATCCAACCCCTTGCCGACTCTATGGAAATGTTAGCGACAGAGATTAGCTCAGTCATCACAGGTCTAGCAACAATGATTGCAGAAATAAAGAAAATTCCCGGCGTCGAAAAATACATAACTGACATATTCCCTTTTATCCTTAAAAATACTCAGGCTGGACAAGTCTTAGAATTTATTAAGTCTTTTAATAAAGAGACTGCCGCAGGGATGGGCGGATATCCATCATCTGCACTAGGCGGTACATTCGTTGATCCTAATGATGCAGCTCGCAAGAAGGCAGAAGCCGATGCAGCCAAGCGTGCCAAGGAGTTAGCAGCACTTACAAAGAAGGGTCTAGACACACAGAAGAAGTCCCTAGCCTTACAGAAGGCGTCCAAGACTCTTAACCTAGACGCTATCGGTATTGAAGCAGCGCTGAAGGGCAAGATCAGCGAGACTGATCGCATCTCTTTACTATTGCAGAAGGCTATCCTCGAAGGCAATGCAACCCTAGCCACACAGTTATCCGACCAACTTGAGGCGTCAATCAAGCGACAGAATGAGATAAGATCATTACTTTTAACTACGCCAGAGGCTCCTAATCCTTATCGTAACTGGACGTTACCTCAAGACTTGCTCAACTACACAGCTTCATCCTTAGGCGTATCTGTGGCACAATTACAGAACGCCCCTGTCGCACCATCCTCTAGCTTCTCAGATGCACAGATGGAATTGATGGCAGCAGTCAATTCATTTCAAGGTGCCAATGCTCAAGCCATAAGCGTTGAAGTCTATCTTGATGGCGACATAGTAGGCGGTGCAATTACTAACTCACAAGTTAATAGCTCACTATCTGGATCTTTCAATCAAGTCAATCGATCACGCAATAAGGGCGCAGTAGCATTCGAATGACCTTACCTGCAACCATCTCGGTATCTTTTGACTTTAGTCAAGGTGCTACATTTGGCTACCCTTTTACAGTAGGCGATGCTAAGTACGGTGTTATCGGTGTTAACACCTTTGCAGCATCAGAAGTACCAGAGCCAGTAGTTGATCTAAGCGATGTCACTAGATCAATTAAGATCAGCCGTGGCCGTAACATCATGCGCGATACTTACGAGTCCGGCAACTGCACAGTACGCGTCTTAGATCCTGACTCTTACTTTAATCCTCAGAATGCATCTAGTCCTTACTATGGCTATCTCACTCCACTACGTAAGATCCGAGTAGCTGCTACTACTGCTACTACTCAGAAGTTCTTATTCTCAGGTTATGTTGATCAGTACAAGTATTACTATCCAAGATCGCAGGAAATCGGATACGTCGATATCGTCTGCTCTGATGCCTTTAGACTCTTTCAGATGGCTAACGTCGCAACTATTACAGACACAACTGCTGGACAGACTACTGGCACTCGTATCGGCAAGATCCTAGATCAAGTCTCATTCCCTACGTCGATGCGTATCACCGACACAGGATCGACTACAGTTCAGGCAGATCCGGCAACAGCTCGTACATCCCTTGCAGCACTTAAGGCTGTTGAGTTCGCAGAGCAGGGTGCATTCTTTATTCGCACAGACGGCACAGCTGAGTTTAAGGATCGCACCGATGTGGTCGGATCCCTAGCGGCTACACCCATCGAGTTTAATCAGACTACAGGTATCCCGTATTCTGACCTCAAGTACGCGTTCGACGATAAACTTATTGTGAACCAATGCAGCATGACACGCATCGGCGGCACAGCCCAGACTGCTGTCAATGCAGACTCATCGGCTAAATACTTTCCTCATGGCACAACAGTTACAGACATGATCCCTGAGACAGATGCACAAGTCCTAGACATTGCTCGGATATATGTCGCAACCCGTGCAGAGACATCGATCAGAATAGATCAGCTTCAAGTTGATCTACTTGATACAGATGTACCAACTGACACAATGATTGGCCTAGATTACTTTGACAACGTCAAGATTACAAACGTCCAGCCAGACGGCTCTACAATCGTTAAGACCTTGCAAGTGCAGGGCTTGGCATGGGATATAACCCCTAACAGCATGAAATGCACAGTCACAACACTTGAGCCTATAGTCGAGGGATTCATTATAGGCTCTACTACATCAGGTATAATGGGCACGTCCATTATGGGATACTAGGAGAAAATTATGGCAGTAGGCTTTCCAGCGGTAACAGGCGACATCTTCACAGCCGCAGACTATAACGGGCTAGTAGCCTTTACCATCGACGCGGCACAGACTGCCGACTATACGGCTGTCATAGCCGATACCTATCAGGTCTTAGAGCTTATGAATAAGGCTACAGCGATCGCCTATAAGATCCCTACTAACGCCTCGGTAGCATTCCCTGTCGGTACAGTCCTCACAGTCCTAAACATCGGCGCAGGCACTTGCACGATCTCAGCTGTCACCTCTGGCACTACCACAATTCTTTCGGCTGGCGCAGTAGCGGCGGCTCCTACCCTTGGTCAATACAAATCAGCGGCTTGCATTAAGACTGGCACAGATGCTTGGTACGTTGTTGGGGCTATTGGCTAATGATCGCTAACACGATCACAGCATTACTCTCTCCTGCTCCAAGTGCAGTAGTTACAGGTGGCACACTTGTTACATCTGGAGGTTTTAATTATCGTG